GCTATAGGTTGCATTTTCTCCTGTATTTGCATTCAAGGTAAGAGAAGTAATTACAGCATTGCCTGTACGGTAATTAGTACTTGGAGCAGTCCATTCTGTTGGAGCAGAAGATGAAGTATTACCTGCTCTTTCTAGACCATTCTCAGTATAATTGCTTGCTTTACCAAATACAACGGTTATAGGAGTTTTTGCAATCATTGCATCAAATACGGTGTCATATGCTTGCTCTCCTGTAGTTTCATCAACATATAAATTCTCTGTTGTGATTTCCCATGTTAAGTTGCCAATTTCACTTGCACCCCATGCTCCATGATCTTTACTTGCTATGTCTACAGTATTACCTGTAATGGTAAGAGTATGTGCTGTTGCAAATGCAAGTGGTTTATTGTTGATAAATAACATCAATTCATCGCCTTTTACAATTGTTTGAGCCATTTTTTAAATATCGATATTTTTATTTGGGTTTATTATATTTGTAAACATATGTTAAATGTCAATTCTTGTACAAATGCTTCACTTATCATCATCTCTGTTGCATCGTCTAAAGTTATGCGTCTAATATGAACATTTTCATCCATATATGATCGTAATTCAAGTGCATTTCTAATTGCTTCAGCACCTTCAACATTATTAGCATAATTATCATCTGCACATATTACTTTAACTTTTATATTATATTCATGATGACCATCTTTTGAATATTCTGGTACAATACTTGATCGTTGCATTACTGCAAATGGAAATTTAGTTGATTGCTTGGCATTTAATGGATAAATGTTTTGACCAAATATTTCATTCACAGCTTGATCTTGTGTCAATAACTTTAATACGTATTGTGTAATAAAAAATGGTTTCATTTATTTAATTCATTGATTTTGTTTTCTATTGCTGATTGTATAAGTGCTGATGCTGTCGATTCAGCAGTTGTTGCTGCATTTTGTAAGAAATGATATGCTTGAATTACACCTCTATTTCTACGAGTTGCACCAACTTCGAAGAAACGTAATCTCCATGTTCCGTCATTATGTTTTGTATTGCCTAATACATCTACAAAACCTGTTGCTACACCTCGATATAAATATGCTTTTATACCTTCTATTAATGGAACAGGATAATGTGTGCTTGAAGTACTTCTAAACGGAGATGATAGGGCATTTTGTGTAACTTGACTTTTTATGTGATTTATTGCTTCAGAAACACCATGTCTTGCTGCTGCCATTACATCCTTATTTGTTTTGTCAAATAATGATCCAAAATAACTTTTAAGTTTATTATACTCATTTATTTTGAATGTTTTTGCTGCCATGGTTAAATTTGAATTAGTTCTGCTGTTACGATCTTCTGATTAAATGCTCTATCATCATCTATGTTTAGAATACGATATTGCTTACATTTGTACATGATACGATCGAAATCATCTACTTTTACATATCTCCTCATTGTGAATGTAAGAGTATGTTCATAGAATATTTCATTGTTCTCGTTTGATCTTCCTCCCGATGTTGGTCTAACCTCTGCTTTAGTATGACAAACAGGCATATAATTGTCTTGTTGTTCTCCATATTCATTACGAGAAACTACGACTTTCAATATCTCTATTGGTTCATTTAATATACCTGCTTTCATAATGCTGAATTATCATAATTTTTATATGTTGATAATAAATATGAAACAGATAATGGTAATTCATTCCATTGACCAGAGGTAATTGATTCCCTCATCATGTAAAAATTTCCTATCAATAATAACATTGCATGTAGTATTGGTTTGGGTAAAGATCCATTGTTGTTTTCAACTATGTTGTCTAGTTTATTATCCAAATGTTCTGCTACACGTTCTTCCGCTACATCGCATAACATTTTTATATATGCATCATCATCATGATAACAATCATCTATGTTCAAATGCTTCTTAGCTAAATCTAAATTAAGGTATGTCATCTTCTGTGATAGGATATATTTCACTAAAAGGATGATGGGGATTAGAATCCCCATCATTTATTCAATCTTCACTTATAGTACCATAAACGATTGATCCATCACGTAATACTTTGTAGTCAAAGTATGCATTGATAACGAGACGGATGCAACCCTTAGTTGCTTGGGTATATGGGTCGACGGTGATATCGATTGCGCCCCACTGTCCGATAACGAGATTTGACCAATCACCATATGCTAAGGTATTTGGTTCCATATGAGTAGTTGATTCAAATGGAGTACCATCAATAGTTGCAGTATCGAGTACAAGTTGAGTATGTTTCTCTGACTTAGGCATTGCACGAAGAGCAGCTTTTGCTTTTGGAGAAAGGATATATTTCATTTCACCATAAATATTTGACTCTTCAACTTCTGCTTCTAAGTTACATACATCAGCAAATGTAGATATCTCTTCAGGGGTCATGCCATTGAATATACCAGCAGGTACATTACCATCAGCAGCTGCATCACTAAGAATAGTTGCTTCAAGTTTGCTGTTAAGTGCATTGATCAAATCTTGACGAATGAGATTTTCTGCGCCTAACGTATCTTGCACGATGAATTGTTTACTGACATCGATGAACGCCGCAATACGTCTTGGTTGTAATTTTACATGGGTAAATGTGCTTGATCCATCTTTTGCATCAGTGATTTCACCTTCCCAGAATACTTGTTCAGCACCCATTGTAGGAATTTGTACATCACCTTTAAGACCAGTAAGATATTTAGCACCTGCATTAGCAAGTACATTCTTTGATCTAAGTGGTTCAAGTATGCTCATGAAATCAGTAACTACAACATGCTCACCTTCAGCATCTACTGTTACTACGTTATCAGCACGTTCTTCAAGTTTCTGACCAACAGGAATTTGAATTTGACCTGCATAGTCAAGGCCAGCATTACGAAGTTCTTCAGCACCCTTGTTAGAAACTGCTTGTGAATATTCGTCTAACTTACCATTTAATGCGACATTACGAATCGCTTTCAATAAACTAAACTTTCTTTCCATGGAATTTTTTAATGGTTTATTTTTAGATTTGTTTCTTTTTATAGATCTTTTAGATTTTTCTTCTTTATCAGATTCTTCATCTTCTGATTTTTCTTCTTCTTTTGGTTCCTCAGATTCTTCATCTTTTGGTTCTTCAGCATTTTCAGATTCTTCATCTTCTTCTGCTCTTTCATCTTTTGGTTCTTCTACCTTTTCATCTTGCTCTTCAGATTTAGTTTCTTCGACTTCTTTGTCTTTTACTTCATCCTCTTCAGCACGGATTTCAAGTTCATCGTTCTTCATATTTGATTGTTGATATTTTTCTATCAAATCTAATGCTCTTTTTGAAATTGAAGTTGTTGGATACGCGGGACTGAAACATGGCGAGATTTCCACGAGTTCTTCTATACGTTTTATTGTTCGTATAGGTGTTTCACCTGTTGTATCCCATTCTTCATCACTTCCATCTACATTCATATAGAATCCGAAACTTGTACCATACATTTCACCTCTATTGATATGCTCAACTAGATCATTTCCTGCTTGGGTATTTGGTGCTTCGAATTCATAATACAATCCATCTTCTCTTAGATCTAACTTTAATGTATTTGCTCCTGTTCTTGCTAATACTTTCTCTTGATCATGGTTGAAGAATGCGAATATATCGGAATTATCAAGTTGTTCTTGTGTAATTGCTGTAGGTTCTATTCTCTCAATAAACCCTACATTCTTACTATCTTCATTAAAACGGATTGCATATCCAGAAATGGTTCTACCATTTCCTTCTATTACACCGCTTATATTTCTGATTTCTAAAATTCTTTCCATATATATTTAATAATATATATTTAATTAATATAGAATATGTTATTCTTCTGATTCATCCACTTCACTTATTTTATTTGATTCAATATTGGTGAATGGAATTATAAGATCTGACGCACCATCTAGTTCATTATAACCAAGTGCTGTCCTTGCTTCATTTATTGTCAAAATGCCATTAGAAACAAGTGTTTGGAAATATCCTGCCATTGTTGTTTTATTACCTTGCATCAATACAGTCTCATCAATATCGATATAATATTTAGTTGAATTTGGCATCAACTTCCTATTCATCTCTTCTTGCATTAAATTGATTATAGGTAATAAACAGTGACCAATATACTCTATATTTGCATCCTCAATTGAACTATAATTGGTATGACTAAGATCACCTAATAAAACAGGACTTATGTTGAACAATCTTGCTATCTCAGTTACATTGAATAGGCGGGTTTCAAGCATCTGAGATTCAGAAGAATTTTGTGAAACAGGTATGAAATTAGAATCACCTTCTAATACTGCAATACCTGCTCCTGCATTACCAGCACCATGTATTTGTTGCCATTGTGATCTAATCTTCTGTTTTTGTTCATCTTTAACCTGTCCTTTGAATGATAAAATACCTTTTATATTACAACCTGTGCTGAAATAATCCTCAGCGGCCTGCTGAGTGAACCCTGCCAATTTTATGACATCAGCACCAAAAAATAAGAATCCTCTACCGTTTATTCCATCTCTTGTGTCTTTAGCAAAATGCAATACATCAGTATAATTTACACGTGTTGGTATACCTGCATGATTAGAAATTTGATAACGTAATCTACCATTTAATTTATCGTAATCTACTGTAACGTCACCATGCTCTAAATATATCAACTCCATTGGTTTGTCATCTATACGTTTTATGTACAAATATGAGTTACCGTATAGTAATAAATCCCAAACTAATGATTTCATCAATGTGTGTTTAGATAATAAAGTATTATAAAACAACTTTGCTATTTTGTGGTTTGGTACAACATTTGTTTTATTATCTGTTGTTTGCTTTACTATAATAGGTAATGTTGCAATAGAATTTGAAATAATAGATAATGCAGCATATACAGCACTTATCAATATTGGAGCAATATTCCCATATTGACCAAATATAAGTGCTTCAGAATATGGAGAAACATATTCTATTTGTTTTGGTTGAGGTTTTGGTTCCTCTCTTTTGTTGAAATTAAAAAGTTTCATATATTAATAATAATTAAAATTTAATAATAAAGTTATAATGCTGTCAAATCAGGTTGTGTTGTATCAGTTAAGAAATATCCACCTAAACATTCCATCATAGATATTACAGCATCAATTTTACCATATTTTGTATCTGCTTTTATTGGTTTGACATTTCCATTGAAATCTGCTTTCAATGTTGAATTAGCAAAACACCATAATACAGCAGGATTATAATCAATTACAACTCTACCCATTTTCAGCAATCTTTCGAACTCCTTTGTTGGTCGATTGAAATTGCCAAGTGCTTGTGAATAAGGGAACATTGGTAAACCTTGTGATTCAGCATTTACAGCAAAACTAACTGCATTCCAACTGTCGTAAAATATACCACTAATAGGTAATATTTCACCTATTTCAATTATTTTGTTCAATATATAATCGTAATCCTGTACATTACCTGGGGTTACGATAATATATCCTTCATTATACCAATTTCTATACTTATCTGCATTTACTCCATTATGTAGAGCATCTTCTGGTAAAAATACATATGTCTTAAACCAAAACTTATCTTCTGCATAGATCATAACTGATATGACAGATAAATCGGAAACTGAAGATAGGTCAACACCAATATATGCATATGACGCAAAATCATGTTCACTAAATGATTCTATTGTCAATGGTTGTGAATATGTTTTGAGTAGATCATATGGCAACCATACATCCATAGATTGACACCATTGGTTTAGAACTTTGGTACGGACTCCTACTTCTAATGATGAGTTATTTTTGGCAGCATTTATTTCATCTCTCATAAACTGTTTGAATACAGTTTGATCAAGTGATGGACTACATTTTTTCCAAACAGATTCGTCATCCCATTCATCATTTTGGTCTAATTGATATATAGCTGAAAACATAGTATCGTCTTCCTTTTTACCTTGTAATATGTCAATGCATGTTTCCCACTGTGCATAACATGGGTACATATTCCCGATCAAAAACCCAGCAGTCGTCAATGTAATCATCAAAGGTTGTTGCCTAGCCCCTTGTGATGATTTCATGACGTTATATAGTTTCCAATCTTTTTGGCTATGTAACTCATCGAATATAACGACAGATGAAGAATAACCGTCCAAACCCATTGACTCTGAAGATAGAACCTGTATTTTTGACTTAAGAGCAGGAATTCTAATTTCTGATCTATATCTCTTGAATATTTTCTCTTTTGGGTCTAATGATGCAGCATAGTTATTTGTGTGATTAAAAGCAATGGCAGCTTGACGGGAATTGTTTGCTACCATATCTATTTCAGCATCAAATTCTTTATCACCAATTATGGTTGCTAAACCAAGTGCTGCTGCTAAACATGTCTTCCCATTCTTACGTGATATCATAATAAACACATTTCTGGTGACACGAAGATTATTATGTTTCCATTTCCACCCAAAAATCTGACTTACTACAAATTGTTGCCAATCTAAAAGAACAAAATGATGACCATAATGTTGACCTGTTACATGTTTCATCTTCCAAATGAATCTTATTCTCATGTCAACATCTTCTATATCAAAATACATGTCATCACGTTTATCAAAATCTAACGTTCTTTTACATGCTAACTTGATATATTCATTTGTGACAATTGATCCGTCTAATACACCCTTCACATAATCAACATATCCCCTTAAATTATAAGTGGTATCTACATCATGATATTTAGGTTGTATATCTAAAAAATTCATTATTTTCTTCCAAATGTGTATATTTGAAGATTATTAACAAATGTTAAATGTATTTTGGTGTTATGTTCATGATTGTGGAGTCCAAGCATTATTCTGCCATTTGTAATCTACATTTCCTGTACCGTTATCATAATGTATAGTTGCTGATGCTGGGATATAAGTACCACCTCGTGATGTTAAATTGTTAGTTAACATCATTAATGTTGCTTCTACAGTGATATAAACATCTTTCAATACATTGGTAGCATTAAACATATTAAAAGTATTTGTTACTAAAGAAAAATCTAAAGAAGATAAATCTATAGAAGTTAGCGATGAACAACCGCTAAATAAATTTGGCATATTTGTTAAATTTGATGTATCAAAAGATGATAAATCTATAGAAGTTAGTGATGTACAACCAGCAAACAAACTAGCTATGGATGTTACATTTGATGTATCAAAAGATGATATATCAATATATGTCAATGATGAACAATTTTGAAACATTTGAACAAGTAATGTTACATTAGAATTTACCATTGCATTCTTTTTAATAGATGTAATATTTACATTTCCATTTAAAAATGATGATAAATCATTATATGTTCTCCATTCTGAAGGTATATCTGATAAATCTAAATAAAATGTATTATTTAAACTATCTACATTACAATTTATAAAAGTTGTTCCTCCATATTTTAAACGTATTTGAGGTACTTGTGTAGGGTCATTTAATGTACCATATAATATATGATCATTAGGACTTGTCCTAATAATATTCACAACACCTGCTTCTTTGTCATACCCAACATTTGGGAATTCAGGATATGCAGATTCTATATAGTTGTTATATTCTGCTGTTGTATTGAATGAATTAATGTATTTTGACTTTGACATAATTTTTAAATATATATTTATTATACATAATAGATCTCAAATGAATTCCAATCACATGAATTTGATGTTGATGAATATGTTATTCGTAATAATTGTGCTGATCCTTCCCATGTACCCGTTAATGTTGTTGAATCTGTGTTCAATGTATCTGTACCGTTTATTCTGAAATCTGCTGCTCTTCCTAAAGCGGTAGAACTAGAGAAATGCATAACCATTTTTATAATGTTACCTGTTCCAGCTGATATTACTATTGCATCGTCTGGTGAACCAATATTAGATACTCGATTAAATCTGAATCTATATGGGAATGATGAACTGTATGCAACTGTACGAATTCTTGATTGAGTACCAGTGTCATAATTAGTATTATCTGTATAAAATGAAATATTTGTATCTGTGAATGTCCAACCTGTAGTATTTGTTGTTCCATTTTCACCATTTCTTGTTAAATAATATACAGTATTATCAGTTAAACCATTATGTACTATAATATCTGAAGTGGTATTAGTTACTTTATTAGGAGCTTTTACCCATGTATCAGTTGTGGAATTGTATTCATACATAAATCCATTCAACTTGATTTTGCATGTAGTAGGTAGTTTTGTATAACTTCTATTCGTAGTAATTATATTAAATATGTTCAATGCTTCTTGACCAGAACCTAAATCGATCAACTCAAGTGAATTACAATTTAAGAACATATTGTTATACTTAGTACTTGTTGCTGTGGTAAAAAATTTCCATCCTGATAAGTTGATTGTCTTAAGATATTGACAATTAGCAAACATTGAATTCACATTTGTTACTCTATGAGAATTATCAAAAGTAAATCCTGATAAATCTAAATTCACAATCTTGTTGGATGATGAACTTCCGCTTCCTGTTCCAAACATTCCATATGCATCAAAATTAGATCCAACATTTGCATTGCTAATTGTAAGAGTAGTACAATTTGTCAATCCTGCAAATGCTGCATACCATGAAGTACAAGAACCTGTTATATTACCAAAATCAACATTCAACTCTGTTATGAATGAGTTGTTATCACCTGAAATACCTGAATTATAGCCACTTTTCCAGAAATTAGATAATGAAGTTATTGTATTTGTTGGTTTGAAATTGGTAATGTTATGCTCATTTCCACCAACATTACCATCTGATATATACTCTTGATTTGCATTATCGTCATTGATTGTGAATCTACATAATGAACCAGATATTGCTGATGGATTATTATATAATACATGTAATGAAATACTTCCACCAATTGGCCAAATCTTATCAGCACCAACATATGCAGCTGATAAACTTTGACTACCAATGTACATAGATGATATATCTGATGTGCCTTTTATTATCATTGTTGTATTTCTTCAGTGTTTATTTGTAAAGTAATATCTATATATTTTCCATCAAATGCTTGAGCATATACATAATCTTCATGATTGTCAAATGATGACTCTGCTGGACAGTTAAATGTGAATCTTATTACACTTGTTGATGAGATTGGTGTTCCATCAGGGATCAAACCAATATCAAACATAATTTGACCACCACTACCAGCATTTGGATTTGGTTGTACATACAGATTAATATTATCTGTCCAATTATCTCCACTTACTGTTGACATACTAAAATTACCATCTGAGAACATTATGTTCCATGCAGTACCAGTCATTGGTTCAGTTATTGACGGAAGAACATTAATAATTTCTTGATACCAAGGATCAGTATCCCATTCATAAGATATATAATCAGGATCTTCAGGATCTGGATGTACCTCATAATATGTTCCATACATACTCATTGAATCAGGTTCATAAGTGAATTCTGCTGCTACTGGTTTTTCCTTTGTATTAATGATTGTACCATCTGTGGTTATGACTGCTATATTTGGAAATGCTGAATCATTTCCTGTTATATAATTTTGATAATCTGTTGTATTATCAAATGCATTTATATATGGTGATAACTTCATTTTATTAGATATAAGATATTGTTATTAGGTGTTGAAATGTTGTCATATTCAGATTGTGTTCCTACCCATATATTTGAAATATATGATGATGAAACATATGAATTAGCTGAAAGGTCAGAACTTGTAATATAACCTGCATTATTAAGTTCAGAACTTGTAATATAACCTGCATTATTAAGTTCGGAACTTGTAATATAACCTGCATTATTAAGTTCAGAACTTGTAATATAACCTGCATTATTAATATCAGAACTTGTAATATAACCTGCATTATTAAGTTCGGAACTTGTAATATATGATTGTGAAGATAAGAAATCATATGAAACATAACTTGTCAACAATGCATCCAAAACATATGAAGTTGCTAATTGTTGATTGTCAATTTCTTCTTTACTATAATATGTGCTTGCTAAATACTCATATGATATGCCACTACCTCCACCACTTGGTATATTAGAAATTACATCATCTAAATATGCATATGTTACAAATGTGGAATCAACATAATCATATGTTGCATATGAGGATAAATCAATATCACTACCACCTCCAATATTATCATTCAAATAAGATATTGCATATGCTATAGTTTGATTTTGATCTTCATTTTGTACTACAGTTACATAATTGTTTAATGTTGAACCTGTTATATATTTGCCATCAGATTCATTCTTAGTATAATAATTACCAAAATTATTGTTGATATCAATATGTGCTAAACGATTAGATGTCAACTCATATGCTATTGCTTCATTTGAATTGTCAAATTGATCATAATCTACATAAGATGATAAATCAACTGATCCACTCTCTTCCAATGTTGTTACACGGGAATCAAGGGAAGTGATATATGATTCATTTGCATCTATACGATCTGAATCTTGGTATATTTTGATCAACTGTGATGGGGTAATTGTTGAAGATGTCTGTAATGAAGTTGTCCATTGATCATTTATCTTGGAAACATAGTTTGAATCAATTACTACAAATGATAATCTTTGATTCTCATTTTTCAATTCAATACCTTGTGATAATTGACCTCTTGAATCAACATAGTGTGAATTAAGTGCTAAACTCTTACCATATACACTAAGATCAGAACTTGTAGTATATGATTGTGAAGATAAGAAATCATGTGTTACATATGCTGATAGATCAGGCATATCTGGATCAATATGACTAATTGCATCATCTACATATTGTATTGTTGCATATGAAGATAATGATTCATCTACGTATTGTGTTGTTGCCAACCCAGATATAGAATTGTCTACATAATTAGTGGTTGCATAACTCATTGTATTTAGTGAAGTTTTAGAAACATAATCATTTACAATGTCTTCACTGAATGCTACGGTTTTGCCATTTTCATACTCATCTTGATAAGGAATGTTCCATATAGTATTAGCACCTAATTCATTCATGCTTAAACTACCACCATCCATTGTCAAAATGAAATTACTATTTGGCTCATATAATGAATTTGCAGGTATTACTAATTCATCTGAAAAATCTTTATCGTATTGAACATATGACTGTGAATTTAGATAATCATATGTCACATAACTTGACAAATCTGGTTGTGGTATATTTCCAATTGCGGTATCTACATAGTCAATGGTTGCATATGACGCATTTTCAAGTATTGTTGCAAGTTCATTGGTTGATACATATGACTGTGAATTAAGATAGTCATAATTCACATAAGAAGATAATGTATTCTCAAATTCTGTTCTATTGATTAGATCACCAGGAACTTGACCCATACTTATGTATGCTACACCATCCTCTATTTGTACATTAAAATCATATGTGTTTATAGTAGGAATTGAATTGCTGCCTGAATCATACACATTGAACATGTTTGATTGACGAACATTTTTGTCAACTCCATTCTCTTTCCATGATATACCAATACCATATGTTCTACATTCTACATCTGTTGATTCAACTTTTGCCTCAACTTTACCAGAAATTGTAATATCAGTAATTAGATGTGTTCTTACATCATTTTGTGTGAAGATATATAGATCTACATCTTCACATTCATTCATATCATAACTTTCCCATGTGGAAGTTGAACTATTGTACTTTGATAATTGTACACTTAGATAAAAATCATTACCTGATACAATATTGACGATTGATTCTGGTTGTGTACTATTGCATGAACAACAATCTTTTATTAATTTATCCATCTACATTATTTATATCATTTTGTTAGATTATCAATAAATGCAAGATCATCAACTCCTAATGTTCCTTTCTCATAATGCTTCATTTTTGCTTTACTCATAGGATTAGCACCAAATGTTTTCATTGCATTATTCAACTGTTGTGTTGCCATTGTGAATACACTAAATGCTGGATTCTTTTGTACATCACCATTTGATTTGGTTACAATAACTCCTTTTTCATTCAATGATTTTCTTGCATCTAAGTATATACCATACCAATCTCCAATAACATCTAATGCAGTAACCCAACTTGGATTAACATCTCCAAAATCATTGACTAATTGGTCAATTAATTCATTCATGTAATCAGAAACTTCAGGATCATAATCTTTGTATCGCTGTTTCATTCTGGTTGAATTCTTCATAGTTTATATTGAATATGTTTATATATAATAATAAAAGTTTTGAAAATTAAAACATTTCCTAAGAAATGTGCAGCTTTTGGCTGTATTAGAATTACAGGTTAAGCTGTATATGTTAAAAAATTTTAAAAATTTTATTTGTCTTTAAGTTGTACACTGTCGGTTTTAAACAGTAACTTTTGTTTGTTTACTAGTTATAATTTATAATTGTAAAATATTGTAGTTAAAAATTTTGTAACTTGCATTTTTGATTCAATTACAGTTTTTTGATAACCGAGATTTTTATATATTATAAACAAAAATGTTTAATTTTTAGAATTTCTGTTCTAACTGTTTAATGTACAATACTTTATAAACTAATATTTACAATGTATTTTTAACAAATTTTTATTATGAAATTTACTGTTTCATAATGTTATTAATATATAATAGAAAACTTAAATTTATAATTTATAATTAATTAGATATTTTTCCTGGGTACATGTAGGTCTAGACCAGCGAATTTTCAATTTTATGAACAGGAAATGGACCGAACTATTTCCTGTTTGCACTTGCATTTAATCGATATACCACCCATTATGCGATTTCATCAGCATATATACCCCATATTGTTAAGTGTTCTAAAAGTAACATAAAGTGTTCCGTTTTACCTATTCACTCTTATTCCTCTTTCTATTAGCATGTATTCTTAAGTGGCATTGCTTACATAATGACATAAGATTAGTATAGTCAAGAAATAATTTCCATTTATCTTCTTCGGTTGCACCATTTGAAAATTCATACACATGATGCACGTCTGTAGCAGCTCTTATTATATCATTTTCTAAACACATTTCACATAATGGTTGTTCCATTAGTTTTGCTTCTCTTAACTTCTTCCATTCTTTACAACCATAGAACTTTCTCCATTTGTTTGGATCACTTCCTTTGTATTTTGGTTGTTTGAACCTATGTGAATTTGACAATCTTCTGATCCTTGGCATTCTTATGTGTTTGAATATCATTTACGAATTTCAATGTAATTGAATTTGTTGTTCAATTTAATTGAATATGTTCAATTCAATTGAACATCATTTACCTGATTTCAAATTTAGTCTTTGGTTGATTGTTGTTATCACTACTAAATGTAATCACATAACTCCATCTTCCTTTGTTCTTATCATATGAGTATGATTGTGAATCCAATGTATTGTATGCTTTATCATCAAGATAAACTATTCCTTCATTTGGAAGTACAATACTATCTGTAATCTTGTTATCCATATGTTGATATATTGTTTAATGCAATCAATAGATTACATATCTATTTATTTATAATAATATAGTTTTGTAAACTACATGTTTACAATAATAATATAGAAATACTACATATAGTATTGCACATGTTGATATCTAATATATTGTTCCATATTCCAACCCTGACAATGCTAACTCTTTTATATATTATATACTTATATATATATTATATATTAATATATAAAATGTTATATATATTTATTGGAACCTTGGAACAATCATATAAAAAGAAAAAGATTGTAATCAATTGATAATCAGACATAATACAATGTAATAGTCTTATATCAATTAATTACAATTTATAACCGTAATTTGGAATCAAGTTGGTAATTTTATTGGAAAAGTTGGTAATTTTGATATAAATTGCTATCTTTTCTAATCAAACACATACAATTACCACCGTTACAACGTGTTTTTCTGTATTCAAATTCATCTCCCATTGCTGCCGCTATCTTATCATTCTTCCTTGTAGTATGATACATAGTTTGCATTACAACATTGACCCAACTAATAGGAATTCTTTGTATTGTATCAATCGAATTTGATATTGGTTCACTAATTTGTGATTTAAAATCTTCTAATGTAGCAAATTCTCCATTGATATCAAGTTTATATTTTCTATTAAGTAATTCAGCAACCAAATCCATAGCATCATCTTGCATGAATGTTTTGAATTGTCTTTGTAGTTTTATGAATAGACACATTTGGTTGTTATCAAAGTCACTTCTAGTAATATTATAATTTTTATTATTTTCGTATATTGATAATGCATCTGCCCAAATCGCATCTATAATATCGTCAGTAAATTCATTATATATTTTCTTATTATCTTTTAGTTTGCTTTTGAATACCCAAAATCGCCTTTCCTCATTTCCTGTATAGTCCTTAAGAATATTGCTATCATTAGTACTACTTATGAATACACAATGCCTAGTATATTCTTCAGCATCATGTCTATATGCTAAACGAGTAGTTTCAGTAGTCTTTGTTAGGTATTCTTTTACTACCTGTGGATCTTTGTTTTGTAGTGATTTAAATTCATCAAAGTTACATATCCAGCATCTATTTAATGTTTCTGCAGATTTCTTTTCGTCTTCAATATTGAATGCTGCTTCTACTGCATATCCTTTTGCTAGTCTGTTTATGAATGTAGATTTGCCTATACCAGTTTTTCCAACTAATACTATCATTCCTTCAATAGGTGTTCCTGGTTCATAAATTCTTTTTATAGCACTTACAAACCATTTTTCACTTAGTTGTTCAATAATTTCCTTTTCACTATCAGAATTATATTCTATATCAAACCATTTGATGAATGCATCTTTACATTTAATATTATTGTTTTGTTTGTTTCTAATAGAATCTAAATAGTTTATTACAGGATTATATTTGAATTGGTAACTGTATGAATCAAAAAAATCATTTGTTTTTTGTACATTATAAAATCCAGCAGCAGTCTCAAATTTTGTTCTAATGATTGATCTGCTTACATTATCAAGTGGTTTGCCGTCAAGTTCAATTTGTCTTAAAAATTCATTATATTTAAGATCATGATCTTTAAATATTGGGTGGTTTTCCCATAGAATGACAGAATTAGCATATGAATGTACTATCTTGTCATTTTTTGTCAGTTCTAAACAGTCTTCCCATGTTTTCTCATGAGGTTTTGTAATTAGTTTTTCTAAATCAACTTTCTCATTGAGCTTAGTTGTAGAATTTATTAATTCGTTTTCTTTCATGTTTGTTATGTATTAAATAAATTTTTATGAAAATCCGACAAATATATTTTATTGTTTGTCGAATAGTAGTTTTCAAATTCAAATCCAAAGTATTTTGTCAAATCATTTATAATATTATGAAATATACCTAATTGCATATTTCCATTTTGAAATATTTTCTTTTCAAGTTCATAATTTAGCATTTCATCGTATGTATGGTTCTTATATGGTTTAATGAATGAGTATATGTATTTACATGCTTCTCTTACTTTATCTTTATCACCTTCATAAATACACATTAACGTTGTAACACATTTTAATCGCCAATTATAGTCAAATGTTTGTCCATTCTGCATTTCTACGTTAGTAGGATCGACAGTTTTTATTCCATAAGTTTTGATTATTTTAGGTTGTTGTTGAGGTTTTTTGCCTATTTTAGTCAAAAATTTTGTTTTAAGTATTTCAGGCCATATATTTATAATATTGTTAGCCAAATAGTTAAAATCTTCAGGCGTATCATAAAGTAAAGTATTAGTTTTACAAAAGTCTTTATTTAATAATACTTCGTTTTTATTGTATGGTATAGCAAATCCTCTGCTTATACTTGCACAACTCCAATCTATAATATTTGTATCTTTTTTGTACCATGATGATGTGTCAATATCTTTAGGGATCATTATCATCAGTACATGTAGATAATACATATATAAGAACATCCATTCTACTTTACGTTTGAATTTTAGTTCAATTTGTATTCTAATATGACATCCTTCTCCACTCCATGATGTTTCAAACCATTGAAATATCTTATGTTTTTTACTTGCTTTAATAAATGCATTTCGTATTATATCAATAGTTTTTTGATCTATATTGTCAAAATCATAATACATTACACCATTTGCTCTGTTATAAAATTCTTCTTCATCTATGAGTTCACTATTAACCGTAAGACTATTAGATGGTTTGCTATATCCATTATAATCAATATTATACACATAGAATGAGTTTGGTTTGCCTAATGATTTATTAGTTTCAGAGTTTATCCAATCTATTATCCATTGATCATCTACATATTGGTTTTTAATACATTTACCTAATTTACCATTACCACATATAATGTCAATATATTCTTCAGCATCAGGAAATTTAATTTTAGAATATTTGTCACTAATAAAGTGGTCATCTATGCCAGTTCTTTTACTAATTAAATTTCTGTTCTTTATCATATTTTTCTTTATAATATCCATTTATTTTTAGATAATCCCAATCTACTTTATATTTAGGTCTAGACAAATTCTCATTTTTAGTTACTATACGCAAATGAGTATGGGTTTTATGATAATTATAGAAATTCATATTTAGATTTTTGTTTGTAAAATATTCGCATTCTTCATCAGCATAATTATCATATAAATATTCAAATATATCTACCCAACACTTTTCAGTTTTTTCTATATAATATTTAAGTTTATATAACCAGTCATATTCAACTTTTACAAAATCATCATCGTAATGGTCAATATGTATATCTGATATATCAGTTATTATTTTGCCAGATATTTCACTTTTGACAGGTAATTTAATATTATTTCTTAATTTATTAGTATCAATTTTTGATATATTTCTAAGTATTTGAAGTATTTTATCTTTTTTCTTAGCTCTAAACATATCTTGATATCGTTTCAGATCTTTTACACATCTACTTTTACTTAGTTGATGATATACATTGTCTTTGGTATAATAACTAATGACATTATTATTGCAGTCTTTTCCAATAAAGAATGTTTGTATATCAGTATATTCAATTTTTTTATGCATTAAGTCATATGACAATAATTCATGTAAGAATTTCCAATATTTTTTAGGTATTTTTCTATTGTTTTCTTCAGCACACCATTTTACAAAATCATTTAATATATTCATTCTATATTTTTGAGATGTTGTGCTATCAAAGAAATTAGAAAAATCAAATTCTTTTAGTTCACATTTTTTACAATTATTACAAGTATCTCCAAATATTTCATATCCAATATTATTTAGGTTACATAAGTTCAAATATTCCATCATCATTGTATTTTGTATTTAATTCATTTATTATTTTTATTTCATCATCAGTTAGCATATATGCATGTTTCTTATATTCTTCTTCTGTCCACATTGCTTTATCAGGTTTGTTAATTGTTTTGTCTCCAATTTTCATTTTTTTACCTATTTCCTTTTCATAGTTTTTGTACCATTCTGTTAGTGCAGTAAACATTAGAATCATGTTATAGTTATACATTTCAAGGTATTTATCTAAACGCATTAATAGTTCCATTCCATTTAGATTTTTAGACACCTTTTCATTAAGTTTGGATATTTTATCCATAATACTGTCATAATCATATGGAGTATACATATCCATATGAGTACTGTTTAAATAATCAAATTCTTCTCTAGTCATAGTTTATTAAAAAAAATCAACCATAACAGTTCAGTCGCGTCCACTCGACCTCCCCGTTATGGTTGTGATATTTTTGCTTGACTTCTGTTGTGGACGACGAAGTCATATTTTAACATATAATATATAGTATATAATAAAATAGATATATCCTATCTCTGATTCAAAATCAATACTATCTCTTCAGTTATTTCGTCCTTTTCTTCTTCTGTCAATATATCTGCAATTTTGTCACATAGTTCATAGAATGTTTCTTCATCACATTGGTTCCTGATTTCTATAATGCAAAATTCTATCAGATCATATAGTTTATCTTTATCAATTTTCATATTACATTAATGTTTTGTTGGGTTGATATACTTATTTGGAATATCTCCTCCATCTTCTATTACAGAGAAATTCCATCCTTTGAGAGTATTATTTTTAAGTATTGCATACATTACCTGAGCACCTTGTACTCCAATGTATTTAGCAGCTTTGTATTCAGTTGTGAAGTACCATATTCCATATTCAGGATGTTCTGCTAATACTAGTCTATTGTCTGTTTTTTCGTTTATCCTCATAGTGTTATGTTGAATTTTTTAGTTAGTTTTAAATACTCGGACGTATAAGTCCTGCTAGTTATCTCTTTCTTTTCAAGTTGTTTTACAAGTTTTCTTACTTCTTGTTTGAATTGTTCATTCATATAAAATTAGTTTTAGTTTATTAAAAAGTTTGATATACTTTAGTTTATTAAAAAGTTTGATATACTTTAGTTTATTAAAAAGTTTGATATACTTTAGTTTATTAATAATAAATTTATATTTATATAATAGAAACATGGGGTAATTTTTTTCGAAATTTTGACATAAAAAATATATTCCAAATGTAACAAAAAGTGTTCTTTTTTGTATATTGATTTTCCGTCAAAAAATGTCTATATTATAATATACCTTTATTTTTCATTATTAAATTAAATAGTTAGATATATTTATCAAAAAATCTGACCATCCGTGAGGACAGTCAGATTTTGTTTTTAATAATATATAGATATTACCCTATATCATTCACCATTCCACCCCAATGAATGTCTCAAAACAACTTCTTGTTTGATTATAGTCATTTTATTTGTATTTGCAATTATGATTCTTATCTCTCCAGTATGTCGATTATATATTTCAAATTTCTTTATTGTATTAGTTATTCTTCTTATTTTAATACTTTTGATTACATCATTTACAACTTTAATTTTTTCTTGTACATTCATATCTTCAGTAATAGAAATAATGTTATCACAATTTAATGTTTCTTTCAATCTATCTATTTCATATTTTGCCTTGTTCAGTATTTGTTTACATTCTTGAAAATTGTCATATGATTTTTTGCTCAATTGATCTGCCTTTTCTTTATTAATTTTGCCATCAATATACATTTCAGCTATGCGATTCACTTTTTCACTATACTCAGATATGTTCTTCTCTTGTTGACTAACTACTTTTTCATGAGTTTTTATTTGTTTCATTATATTATCTTTAAATTCACTCTTCTTTATTATATATATTTGACTATACCATTCTTTTGCTAATCCCCATAATATGCTATCTGTAAATCTATATGATACCGTTACTCCTGGGTAACAATAATATTTTTGTGCTCTATTTGATTTTAAAACATATCCTGTATTATAATCTCTAATTAGTCCTTTAAATATTGCCTCATCAGGACGATTTACCCAATATTTTGTTTTATTTTTTGCGACTTCTCTTGCTTTATCAAATATTTCTTTTGTTATGATAGCAGGATGTTCCAGATCACCACAATAATATTCCCTATTCAATATTGCATATAATGTTCCATGTAATGATCCTTTAGACGTTTTAGGATGAAAACCTTCCTTTTGCAATTGATCTACTAATTTCCTAAGCGAAATTCCATTAATATAATCTTCAAATATTCTTCTTACTATCTTAGCTCCTTCTTCATCAATTACAAGTCTCTTATTTTTTACTTTATATCCAATTGCAACAGGAGCTCCTGTATATTGTCCATTTTTCTTTGCTCTTTCAATACCTCGACTAATTCTTTCTTTTCTTAAGAATCCTTCATTTTCTGCCAATGAGCTAAAAACTCCAAAGAATATGTTTGCAGTAGTAGATAATGTACCATCATCATTCATCATCTTCATATATGGATTTAGAATAATGAGTTGTACATTATGTTCTATGAGATAGTCACGAATATTATAGAGCATAGCTGGTTGTCTAGATATTCGTGAGACCTCATAAGTATATACACATGATATGTCATCATGTTCTATATGCCATTTCAAATTTTTAATACCATTGCGTTCTTCTTCACTAAGTTTTACAGCTGATTCTTTGTCCTCTAAGATGATAATATTTTCTTCTAAATATCCATCTTTTAATGCTTCATCTTTTACTTTCTCTGTTTGTTGTGTTAAGTTTTGTTTTGCAGTACTTACCCTAACTAGCAAAATACATTTTTTGTTACTTGTCAAATTCATGTCAAATATTATTACTATTAAGATACTTATGTATCTATTACATTATAATATAATAGCAATGTGGCTATTATATTTTCCATTAATATATGTTAAACAAATATAAAGATTGTTAATACAACCAATTTGTATTTGTGTTTACAAAATTAATAAAAATTTCTTAAACAAAAAAATGTTTTTATGTTTTTATTAGGGTAAGGAAATCTTTATCCTAACAAAAGTATAAATTTAAATACAATTTAACATTGCACCAAAAATTTTAATACTTATTAATAATTATTGCTTGGTCTTTTCAATCAACCCATTCGTTAATATCCCATTCAGAAACTTCTTCTATAATATCGTCCTCAGAATTTTTTAATAATACTAATAGTATTCTGTTGTCATCTACAAGATTTAAAAATTCGTCAGAACCAATGAGTTCATTTTGTATAACATAGTTAATTACTTCTGCTAAAAAGCATTCAAATTGCGATGCTTCATTTTCTTTCCACCAACTATCATCAAGTTCTGACAAATCAAATAGTTCCTTAGTATTCCAAGAATACAATTTGTTGTCTTTGATATAGTATTCTACATGATCAAAATCATCGGCAGACAAATTTTCATCTTCATTGTCTATACCTGATGCATCTAAGTTTACGTAAAAACCTAAGTAACAATCATTTACTTCTTTAAGAAATTCTTTGTCCATAATTTATAGTTTTATTATTTATATATTAAGTTACTATGTACCTATGTACATTAAACAATCTGCAAAGGTAATCAAATTTTTGAAAACATAATGCATTTTATCTATATTTTATATATAAGGTACATCTATATTTCATATGTAAGTACTCCATAATATTTAAAAATCTTTTCATTGTTTTTTATTTTCATAATGAAATTTATCATTTCATAATGATATAATAAATTTTTTTCATAAATTTTTTTGTATTTTTTATTTTCATAAAATTATTTTTGTATTTTCCAATTCAATAAAATTTTTCCACTCAGTCTGTGAAGATAGAGTGGTTTTTTTTATGCCAAAAAAAAGAGGAAGTATTTCTACCTCCTCAATCAT